AAAGGTGGCGCGGATGACCGCGTCGAAGGCCCAGAAGATGCCTGCGGGGGCCGTGCCGGAGCCAGCGCGCAGCGGCAGCCCCTTGATGATCTTTTGGCCCCAGACGCGAGCCAGCCCCGCGCCACTCCCAAAATCGGTCAAGTTGGTCGGCTCCCCGGGAACAGACCAGCCAATGATGCCGTCGGTGCCGTAGTAAAACATGTAGGGGTGCAGCGATACGATGCCGCCCGTGGCGTTGGCGTCCGGCGGCAGGTTCACGCTGAGCAGGTCGCCGGTTCCGAGAACCTCGCCGAAGAAGATTTGGCCGTCTGCTGAGTTGCAGATGCAGTCCATGTTCGGCGCCACATGCGCCATCAGATAGTTCTGGTTGGTCGACGAGTCGTACTGATAGTCGAACATCCACATGTTGTAGGGGCTGGAGATGATCGCATCAGACCCGTTGACCATGTTGGTCTTGCTCGTCGTGATCGTCGTTGAGGTGACGACGGTCTCGCCGTTTGATGCAGAGCCAGTGGCCGAGGCGGTGATTGTGATCACAGCGCCAACAGCAGCCGCCGTATAATTCGGAGTCGAAGCAAATGCCGTGATATTCGCCGCCACGGCGGTGGCTGTTGTTGAGAGGTCGGTCGTGAACGCAACGGCACCCGACATGATGTCAACGCCATTGATTTTGATGGTGTCGACCGAGCCAGCAGCGCCGCCGGTTAGGGTGACCGTGCAGGTGCCAGCCACCGCAACAGGCGTCCGGTCGGTGACAATTGAGCTGTTGCCGGTCGAGTCGAGGGTAAAGCGCTCAAGTTTGCTGCTGCCGCCTGAGTGGCAGTAGACATACTTCATCTGCGAGAAGGTGCTGAAGCCTCGGCTGATCTCGGTCAGGTATTTCTGCGTGGCCTTGTAGCCACCCATTTTACGCGGCAGACCGCGCTGCCAGCGCACCCACTGGCCGTCCACGTAGAAGTCGCCCTCAAACTTGGTCCCATCCCGCTTGATGCCGGGGCTAGACTTGAGGACGATCGTCGTGTCGACCATTAGAAGCTCCCGCCGTTGACGGTGCCCACAGGCGCGGGCCCAAGCGCAGCCCAAGCTGCAGCCTGATCCACGGCAGTGAACACGCCGATGCCGACCGACGTGCCGCCGAGATTGATAATCGCCGCGCCTGCGGTGGTCGCGCCTGTGCCGCCCTGAGAGACGTCGAGAGGGATTGAGACGCCTGCCGTGTCAGCGTCCAGCACGTCGGTGCCGTCAGAATAAAGGATCGCACGCTGGTTCTGAGCGACGCTCACACCGAGGCCAGCGGGCGTCTTAACGGTCAGCGTGTAAGAGCCGGTGGTCCGGTTATCGACCCAATACTGCTGCACCGTGGCGGGCACGATGATGTTGCGGTTGCCCGTCAGCAGGCCCGTGAAGCGATATGCCACGCGGTTGAGTTCGGTGCCGACCAGCGTGTAGTTGCCCGTCCCGGCGACATCAATCACGGTGTAGTCAAAGGCAAACGTCGCCGATTGGCCGAAGCCGATGGTATAGAAGTTGGCGCCGTCGCAGGCGATGATGGCAGACTCGCCCGGCTGGAAGCTCAGGAACGAGGCTCCGTTGATTAGCGAAACGCCGGGAGCGTCGGCAGAGATAGCCCCGCTGCCCGAGTTGCGCAGGTAGATGAACCAGTTGTTGCCGACCGTGACCGGGTCTGGCAGCGTCAGCGTGCCGCCCGCGCCCGTCCAGTTGAACATCTTGGCGCGGTCAGCCAGCGTGGTGGTGTAGTTGGAGTTGAACGAGGTGACCGGGACCGACTGGCTCAGAAGCGCGCCGACGGCAACGATGCCCGTGCCAGCGAGAGCCGAGGCGTTGGCAACAGATGTCGTGGCGCCATACTGCAGAGAGCGCCAAACGCCAGCCGCCGTCGAGTTGTTGGTCAGGTAGATTTGCCACAGCGTGCCAGCCGCTACCGTGACGACCTGCACGCCCGTCGCGTCCCGCACCGTGAAGGTGTTAGCGCCACGGTTGTTAAACAGGATGGTATTGCCGGTGCCGGTCTTGCTGGCGTCGGGCAGGATGATGCTCAGCCCGGTGGTGGACGGGGTAACGTCCATGATGCGGGTGGCAAGGTTGACGTTGGTCGACGTCTCCTCGGGCCAGCTGAGCGTGATGTCCGTCGTCAGGGCAACGGAGCTGTAGCTGATCTCGCTGGGGTAAATGTTCGCGCCGCCGAACACATCTGTGTAGATAGGCATTACGCTTCGCTCCTGTTAGCCGAACGATCCATGATGCGCTTCAGGTCTTCTCCGTTCAGAGCCTGAGCGGAACGGTCGTACATCCCTTGCCAAGTCTGAATGCGCTCGTCTTTCTTCAGGAACGGTGCCGCCTCAAGCAGAGCCGCATAAAGCAGAAGGTCCGGAGCGTATTCAGTAAGCCAATTGGTTTGAAAGTCATCGCCCAAGAAGCGAGGCTGCTCGTAATAGAGAACCTCAAGCGTCTGGGCGGTGGCCGGGGTCGGCGTGATCAGCCAGTGCTGGTAGTCGTAGTCAGCATAGAACTGAGGCGCGCTGGTTTGGGCCTCATTGGGCCAGTAGCTGCGGCAGTATTCATACGAGCGGGCGAAGATCGGAGAGCCGTTGACGGTCATGCTGATCGTGTCGCGCCACCGATCGGGCTTGAGGTAAACCGCGACGCCCACCTGCAGCGGGGTCTGCACCGCGCGGATGAAGCCCTGAATCTTCAGTTCACGCGCAATCCGGCGCTCGCCCAACGTAATCAAACGGGGCAGCTGCTCGTAGACGATCTGATCGCTCTCAGCGGTGAAACCACGCTCAAGATAACGGCGCACGTCCGTTAACAAGCTGTCATAGGTCATGCTGTATGCCATGCGGACTCCGGATTTAGTTTCCGCTGGCTGTTGCAGCATGCGCCCGTGCGGTGAATTATAGCCTTGAAAGGCAGTGAGAGGCAACCCAATTTAGCGCGCCCCGGATTAACCGCAGCCGGTGTCGATCAATTGGATTAGATGCGCGCCCGTGACAACCGATAGAAGCCCGCCATCGTGAGCCAGTGCCGCCGCGTGGTCCGTCCTCGCAGCCTCTGTGCCATCACATATCGCCCTTTCGCTTGCCGCGCTCACGCAGCCAGTCACGGGCAGCGTCAGCATCAGACATGCGACCAACGTCATCCATGCGCTTTCTCGTTTCAACATAGCCCTCAAGCTCCTCTTGCTTGGCGTCAGCCTGCGCTGACTTTCTGCCGCTGAAATAACTGGCCACCAGCGCGGAGATGAAAATCCCCACGCCGATGGCGTACATTTTGAGGCGTGCGAAGATCAACGGACGCCCTCCGCCCACTTCTTCAGACGCTCCCGCATGACCCAAGCGGCGGCCACGATCACGATGCCCGCGAACACCAGCGCGACGATCTGGGCGTTGCCATCAAGAGACCCAACGGCAGCGATGCCAGCGCCAGCGCCAGACGCGATCTGCACGGCAGAAGCCTGCACGGTGGTTGACTGCACCGGGCTGCTGCGGCCCTTGGACTTGATGCCAACTGGCGTCAGAAACAGCATCCGCTCAGCCTCACGGCGGCGTTTCAAGCCATTGAGAACCTTGCCGCCAGCCTTGTTCCAAAGGAGCATGGCATCCGCCGCCTTGGCCTTGTCGCCTGCATTGAAGTGACGCAGGGCCGAAGACTTTTTGAATGCGCTGGGTCCGATGTTGTAGGCCAGCGAGACGAACGCGCCAAACTCGTTCTCGTTGATGGGAGCGGTGATCAACGGCGCGATCTTTTCCGCAAACTTCTTTATGCTTTGGTCAAGGTATTTCTCAGCATCCTCTTTGCTGATCGTCATGCCCTCAACCGGCGTGATGCCAACGCCCGCGCTGGCAGTCGTGCCGTAGCCGATCGTCCACACCCCAGCCGGGCATTTGTAAGCCTTCGCGCGGAAGCCCTCAAACTCCTTGACCAAATTGATGGTCGCCTGATTGACTTTCATCTTCTCAAACTCCTCTCAGTGCGTTGTTTGTTTTGGTCATGTCAGCCTGCGTGTAGGACTGGTAATTCCGCTGCAAGTGGTTTGGCATGGGGATTTCTTGAATCTCCGCGCCAGTCTCAGAGGCAACCTGCCGAGCCACATCCATAAACGACACCGCAGTTCCAGTTCCGACATTGTACACGCCCGAGACGGGTAGGTCAAAGAAGCGCTTGTGAATGTCTATGACGGTTTCGACCGGGACGAAGTCGCGCCGAAAATTCTCGCTGCCCTCAAACACCTTGATCACACCGTCAGCCGCCTGCCGCCGGAAGAGGCTGTGCGGCGAGGGCTGATCCTTGTGATCCTCGTGCGGTCCATAGACGTTAAAGTACCGAAAGAGCTGCACGGGAACTGACCAGTTATGACGCTCGACGTATTTCTCCACGATGAACTTAGACAGCGCATAAGGGTTC